TTATGGACGCATTATGGACATTCCTGACACCGGGTTAAGAGTCACAGCATCTTGTAAGAAATCCGGTGCAAAGTGTGCGTAGGTCATAGTTTGCTGAATGTTAGAATGACCCAGGATGCGCTGCAATGTGATTATGTTACCTCCATTCATTATAAAATGTGTGGCAAATGTATGCCTCAAAACATGCACTGCCTGTCCGTCAGGTAAATCGGGTTTTACTTCCCTGAGAGCGTTGCGCACTTTGTAGTAACTGGCATTAAAAAGCCTGCCTGAGTTTTTGGTCTTGATCCGTTTAATCAGGTCCTGCGAAACGGGAATTGTCCTGCGCTTTCCGTTTTTAGTTTTCATAAACGTAACCATCTGGTTAATGATGTGTTCAGCTTTTAAATTAGACACTTCACTCCAGCGTCCACCAGTAGAAAGGCAGACCAGAGTCGCATTTAATTCATCACCATCGAGCATGGATAACAGCCGTGTAATCTCTTCACTGGACAAAAAAGCCATTTCTGTAACAGCTTCACGTAATCGCTTAACCTCACGGAACGGGTTGTGAGAATGGTATTCACCGGCGTCAATTAACTTGGTGAACATCCCGCTCATTATTGCCAGATGCCGATTTACGCTGGCTGGTTTTAGACCATCGTTCATCATTACAACGCGATAATCAGTTATCGTTTTCTTTGTTAGCTGGTCAGCTCTGGACACTCCCATTTCTGCAAATTTGGCGATTATTGTCGTCAAACGCCCCCGTTCAATATCTCCACGCTCATGTGATTTTCCGTGATATATCCACCATCTGCCTAACAACTCTGTAAGAGTTCGGCGGTCGGCTGGCTTCTCCAGCCACTCTTTGTTGTGGTAGTTAACCAGTACATGACGTTCGAATGCTTGAGCTTCACCTTTAGTTTTAAATTTCCGCCTGATACGTTTTCCATCTGCACCCTGCGGTCTGACGTCCACTTCATAACGACCATCATCGAGCTTTTTAATAGACATAAAGCCCTCCGATGACGCTGTTTACTTCTACTACTTGAAAATTAATGCAATTTTCTTTCGTACATTTACTGCACACATATGCTGAATAAATCGTCAGCCAGTCTTTTGGTCTGAGTGGTGCAAGGTTGTTGAGTCTTGCCCAATGTGCGCGAGCGCCGGGGCTATTTGTCCGCCAGCGGGATCAGTTTCATCAAACATGAACCAGTCACGGTACTTGCGAAATCTTTCTGGCTTGAAAAATTTCATGCCTGCGTCAAAAGACATCTTTACTTTTCCCTGCTCATATCCAGCATAGGTGTTGTAGTTAATTCCAGTTAATTCAGCAACTTGCTTCCTTGTCATTCTTTCTGACTCCCGAATAAGTGCGAGTTTCTCTGCTTGAGATGTGATTTGTGTATTTGACATGAATTGTCGTATCTCGTAATTTATGTTGTATGCGACACACCAGAACAACGCAGAGCGGCTTCAAATAGCTCTGGTTGAATGGCACCAAAGTTGAGGATATCAAAATGAGTATTGGATCAGAAATGAATAACGATGTTGGAGAAAAAGTATCTGATCTCACAAAAAGTAAAAAATGTGACATCAAACTTGCAGCCGCACCGTCGGATTTGCTCTCGAAAGAGGGATTTGCTCTTTACATCGGTAAGACGCCTCGTGCTGTTGCTGAAATGGCGAAAGCAGGCAAGTTACCAGCCTTTTATATGACGGACCCATTAAAGCCGGGCGGTCATGCTGAGTTATGGATTAATCGCCGTGAGTAGGACAAGTACGCAGCCCAACTAGTTGATGAAGCTCCGACAGAATGGCATGACTGGAAAAATCGCATTAGTTACAGCAAATCAAGACATGGCCGTGCGGCTTAAGGTGGAAAGGATGAACGAGCCTCGTTGTATTGCTCAGTTATTGCGTAACGAAAGCCCAAGGGCGATTGACTTCACCATTACCCACGGTAAGGGGCGTAAGGGAATCATTATCCGCACCAAAAAACAGAGTCCGTTAAAAAAGGCTCTGACCTTTCTGAAAAGCCGGAGGGTATGGAAATGACAGTGATGACGCTCAATCTCGTCGAAAAACAGCCAGCAGCTATGCGCCGGATAATTGGTAAGCATCTTGCCGTCCCTCGCTGGCAGGATACATGTGATTATTATAATCAGATGATGGAGCGCGAACGGCTAACAGTTTGCTTTCATGCGCAGTTAAAACAACGTCACGCAACGATGTGTTTTGAAGAAATGAACGACGTCGAACGTGAACGACTGGTATGTGCAATTGATGAATTGCGTGGGGCATTCTCAAAACGCCGTCAGGTTGGCGCAAGTGAGTATGCATATATTAGTTTTTTAACAGTCAGTCAGCGTCGTACTTTATTTATGCATGCCGGATTGACTGAAAAAGAATTCAACCAGCCATACTGGCGAATTAATGAAGAATCATGTTACTGGCGTGATGCTTTATTCCGTGCATTACGTGAATTATTCAGCCTGTTTGAGTATGCACCGACAATTCTGACGTCGGTAAAACCAGAGCAATATCTGCATTAAGTAATTAACCAGAGTTTTTAACGTACTTAATCGTGCGGGGCTTCTTTTTGCCTGGAGAAAGTCATGCATACAGTTTCTGAAAATCAGTGCGGTAAATACGCATTACTGCTGCAACAGGCCAGAACCGAAGCACAGGCCGACGCTGCGACGCGCTTTTCTTCTCATCTTGACGCCATGATTCGCCACATCACAAAGGCGGAGTTATCCCGCGTGGAGATAGTCGAGCTGCTCAGTCAGGAGTCGGAAAAATTTCACAATATCGGATTGTCTCGCGGGGAGGTACTTTGATGTCCTGTTCTCATTCAGTTGTATTACTGAATAACGCCTTAAAAATCGCCGTTATGGAAAATGGTGATTTGTCTCTTATTCAACTTTGTCTTGATAAAGAAAAACGCGACATAACTGAATCTGTTATCGCGATTTATCAGAATGAATTAAACCTCCTGTCTGAGGTGGTCAATTTACTTGTTAAACGCGCTGTATTCCACAAGCAAATCTCCTCCGTGGATGAACTGACGAAATTAATGACAGAAATCGCCAGCTATTGCGCTGATGAATTTAAGAAACTGAACGATAAAAGGAGCTGATAATGCCGGACAACGTAGATTTTATTCAGGAACAACAGGCTGAATTACTGGAGCGCCAGATTAACGCGGCAAGGGTAAAACATTGCGGTGCTTCTGCGCTGGTTTGCGAAGAGTGTGACGCGCCAATACCTGCTGCCCGTCGTGCGGCTTACCCGTCAGCCACGCGTTGTGTTTCCTGTCAGTCAGTCTTTGAAGCAAAAAACAAACATTACCGGAGAACGGCATGAGTATTCGTATTGAAATTGGCGAACGTTATGTCGTTACCAGTGACAGCTTTCAGTTTATTCTCCACGAGAAAAAGAGAGCGGAAAGCGGTAAAAACGCCGGTCAGGAATGGCTGGCGGTGGTTGGTTATTACCCGAAATTAAGCCAGCTCGTTTCCGGCCTGATGCATCACGATATTCTGACCGGAAGCGCAAAGTCTTTTGCTGATTTAAACGCGCAGGTTGAGCAACTCAGCAAGCGTTGTTCAGAGGCTTTTGGCTCATATGGCCGTTAAAGCCTCCGGGCGTTTTGTCCCTCCGTCAGCATTTGCCGCAGGCACCGGTAAGACGTTTACCGGTGCTTATGCATGGAACGCGCCACGCGAGGCTGTCGGGCGCGAAAGACCCCTTACACGTGACGAGATGCGTCAGGTGCAAGGTGTTTTATCCACGATTAACCGCCTGCCTTACTTTTTGCGCTCGCTGTTTACTTCACGCTATGACTACATCCGGCGCAATAAAAGCCCGGTGCACGGGTTTTATTTCCTCACATCCACTTTTCAGCGTCGTTTATGGCCGCGCATTGAGCGTGTGAATCAGCGCCATGAAATGAACACCGACGCGTCGTTGCTGTTTCTGGCAGAGCGTGACCACTATGCGCGCCTGCCGGGAATGAATGACAAGGAGCTGAAAAAGTTTGCTGCCCGTATCTCATCGCAGCTTTTCATGATGTATGAGGAACTCTGCGATGCCTGGGTGGATGCGCATGGCGAAAAAGAATCGCTGTTTACGGATGAGGCGCAGGCACATCTGTATGGTCATGTTGCTGGCGCTGCACGTGCTTTCAATATTTCCCCGCTTTACTGGCAAAAATACCGTAAAGGGCAGATGACCATGAGGCAGGCATATTCTGCCATTGCCCGCCTGTTTAACGATGAGTGGTGGACTCATCAGCTTAAAGGCCAGCGTATGCGCTGGCATGAGGCGTTACTGATTGCTGTCGGGGAGGTCAATAAAGACCGTTCTCCTTATGCCAGTAAACATGCCATTCGTGATGTGCGTGCGCGCCGCCAGGCAAATCTGGAATTTCTTAAATCGTGTGACCTTGAAAACAAGGAAACCGGCGAGCGCATCGACCTTATCAGTAAGGTGATGGGCAGTATTTCTAATCCAGAAATTCGCCGGATGGAGCTGATGAACACCATCGCCGGTATTGAGCGTTACGCCGCCGCAGAGGGTGATGTGGGGATGTTTATCACGCTGACCACGCCGTCAAAGTATCACCCGACACGTCAGGTCGGAAAAGGAGAAAGTAAAACCGTCCAGCTTAATCACGGCTGGAACGATGAGGCATTTAATCCAAAGGATGCGCAGCGTTATCTCTGCCGTATCTGGAGCCTGATGCGCACGGCATTCAAGGATAATGATTTACAGGTCTACGGTTTGCGTGTTGTTGAACCACACCACGACGGAACGCCGCACTGGCATATGATGCTTTTTTGTAATCCACGCCAGCGTAACCAGATTATTGAAATCATGCGTCGCTATGCGCTCAAAGAGGATGGCGACGAAAGAGGAGCCGCGCGAAACCGTTTTCAGGCAAAACACCTTAACCGGGGCGGTGCTGCGGGATATATCGCGAAATACATCTCAAAAAACATCGACGGCTATGCACTGGATGGTCAGCTCGATAATGATACCGGCAGGCCGCTGAAAGACACAGCTGCTGCTGTTACCGCATGGGCGTCAACGTGGCGCATTCCGCAATTTAAAACGGTTGGTCTGCCGACAATGGGGGCTTACCGTGAACTACGCAAATTGCCTCGCGGCGTCAGCATTGCTGATGAGTTTGACGAACGCGTTGAGGCTGCACGTGCCGCCGCAGACAGTGGTGATTTTGCGTTGTATATCAGCGCGCAGGGTGGGGCAAATGTTCCGCGTGATTGCCAGACTGTCAGAGTCGCCCGTAGCCCGTCGGATGAAGTTAACGAGTACGAGGAAGAAGTCGAGAGAGTGGTCGGCATTTACGCGCCGCATCTCGGCGCGCGTCATATTCATATCACCAGAACGACGGACTGGCGCATTGTTCCGAAAGTGCCGGTCGTTGAGCCTTTGACGTTAAAAAGCGGCATCGCCGCGCCTCGGAGTCCTGTCAATAACTGTGGAAAACTCACCGGTGGTGATACTTCGTTACCGGCTCCCACACCTTCTGAGCACGCCGCAGCAGTGCTTAATCTGGTTGATGACGGTGTTATCGAATGGAGTGACCCGGAGGTCGTGAGGGCGCTCAGAGGTGCATTAAAACACGGTCGGAGAACGCCAAGTCGTCAGCAAAGAAACGGAAGCCCGTTAAAACCACATGAAATTGCACCATCGGCCAGACTGACCCGGTCGGAAAGAATGCAAATTACCCGTATCCGCGTTGACCTTGCTCAGAACGGTATCAGGCCTCAGCGATGGGAGCTTGAGGCGCTGGCGCGTGGAGCGAGAGTAAATTATGGTGATATGTCATTCAAATTTCCAATTGATGATCGATTTTATGATGATGTTAACTCTTTGAATTTATGGAGTATTGAGTCTCGTGTGAACTTCACATAATATGGGGCCGTTGTAGGTGTTTGAACAATCAGACTTCAATTCAAAGGGATAATTATGGTTATTTATCAAGGTGGTAAGATAATATCTGAAGATGATTTTTATTCTCATCTTTATTCGTTATGTCAGTTGGATAATGTAGGGGTTCTTTTAGGCGCGGGAGCATCGGTCGGATGTGGCGGCCAAACTATGAAGCAGGTATGGCAGTCTTTTAAATATGAACATCCTGACCTGTTGAATTTGTTACTAGAAAAATACTTATTGGTTGACAAAACTGAATCTGAAAAAGATATAGTTAATGTTGAGCTTCTAATTGATGAAGTAACTAAATTCTTGTCTGTGGCGAAAACAAGACGTAATGAAGACGAACAAAAAGAAATTAGTTTAATATTAAGTGCTTTGTATAAACAAGTAACAAGGGCTGCATTGTTAACTGGAGAAGAGTTTGGCTGTAAAAATCAAGGGAAGAAAAAACAGTTTAAGTTTCATAAAGAATTAATTTCAAAATTGATTTCAAATAGGCAGCCGGGACAATCGGCTCCGGCACTTTTTACTACCAACTATGATTTGGCATTAGAGTGGGCAGCTGAAGATTTAGGAATTCAGCTATTTAATGGTTTTTCAGGGTTGCATACAAGACAATTTTATCCTCAAAATTTTGATTTGGCATTTAGAAATGTCAATGCAAAAGGGGAGGCTAGATTTGGTCATTATCACGCTTATCTATATAAATTGCATGGCTCTCTTACATGGTATCAGGATGATTTTTTAATGGTTAATGAGATAAGTGCATCTCAGGCATATGACAATTACATTAAAAATATTATTAATGGTGACGGTTTTTACTATGGTCAACATTTGATTTATCCGGGAGCTAATAAATATAGCCATACAATTGGTTTTGTTTACGGTGAAATGTTTAGGCGTTTTGGCGAGTTTTTGTCAAAACCTCAAACCGCTTTGTTTATTAATGGGTTTGGATTTGGTGATTATCATATAAACAGAATAGTTTTTGGTGCTTTGTTAAATCCGTCATTTCATGTTGTTATTTATTACCCTGAACTGAAGAATGCTTTAGATAAAGTTAGTAGAGGCGTTGCTTCTGAAGGTGAAAAAGCAATTGATGCTTTAAAAAATATGCAATTCAATCAAGTGACTATCGTGGGTGGAGGTTCAGATGCTTACTTTGATAGTTTTGTGAAACATCTTCCTTATCCGGTGTTGTTCCCAAGAGAAAATACTGTTGATGACTTGGTTGAAGCTATTTCTAAATTGTCTAAAGGGGAAGGGAATGTCGCATTTTAAACTATCTGAATTATCTGCTATTGGGTATGTCGTTGGTCTGGAGGGCGAAAAAATAAGGATAAATCTTCATGAAGGATTGCAAGGTAGACTCGCCTCTCATAGGGATGGCGTTAGTTCTGTTACTCAGCCTGGAGATTTGATCGGTTTTGATGCCGGAAATATTCTGGTTGTGGCTCGAGTTACAGATATGGCATTTGTCGAGGCTGATAAAGCACATAAGGCAAAAATAGGTACATCAGATATAGCAGATATGCCGTTAAGGCAAATAATAGCCTATGCAATAGGTTTTATTAGACGAGATATAGATGGATGTGTTTTTGTTTCGGAAGACTGGAGATTACCTGCTCTGGGAGCATCCGCTGTCCCGTTAACATCTGATTTTTTAAACATCGTATATAGTATTGATAAAAATGATCTGGATAAAGCAATTGAGTTAGGAATAGATTCGAGGACTAAATCAGTTAAAGTTTTAGCTAGCATTGATAAATTACTAACTAGGCATATGGCTGTTTTGGGCAGTACTGGATATGGTAAATCTAATTTTAATGCTTTACTTACACGCCGAATTTCAGAACAGTACCCTAATGCAAGAATAGTAATTTTTGATATTAATGGCGAGTATTCTCAGGCTTTTGAAGGTGTTGCTAATGTTAAACATACTATTTTAGGTGAGTTACCAAAAGGAGAGATTCCAAAACCACCTCTACAGAAAGGAGATATATTTTCTGAGAGTGAACATTACTACTATAGAAAAATACCTTATCAAGCATTGGGATTTGCTGGGTTGATAAAATTACTACGCCCTAGTGATAAGACACAATTACCTGCATTAAGAAATGCGCTTAATGCTATAAATAGTGTTCATTTTTCCGATGATTCATTCTTTCTTAAGAATGAAGTAGGGGGCGTATTTAATATTTTTGATGATTGTAGAGATGAAGGGCAAGAGCTTTTATCTGCGTGGTTGAGCTTCTTAAGAAAAGGGACGCTGTGTAAGGCAAATAAATGGCCGCCGTTTAAAAGTATTGCTAACTTGGTTGCGGAGTTTGGTTGCGTGGCGGCGGATTCGCGAAAAGCTGGATCTAGTAAACGAGATGCTTTTAGCTATGGTAATGTTCTGCCATTGATTAAGATAATTCAACAGTTATCAGAGGATTCTAGATTCAAGTATGTTGTTGATTTAAATGGAGGTGGTGAATTATTAGGTGATGGCAAACATTGGGAATTAGCTATGAAACAGGAAGTTGATTATTTCTTTGGTAAAGAAAAGGGAGAGGAGAATGACTGGAATATTCATATTGTTAATTTTAAGCATCTTTCACAAGATCATGCTCCAATGCTGTTAAGTGCATTATTAGAAATGTTTGCTGAAGTTCTCTTTCTTAGAGGTCAAAACAAAGCTTTTCCAACCGTGTTACTTCTTGAAGAGGCGCACCATTATTTAAGAGATCCTTATTCTGAAGTTGATGCTCAAATTAAAGCTTATGAAAGACTTGCCAAAGAAGGGCGTAAATTTAAATGTTCACTTATTGTGAGCACACAACGACCATCAGAGCTTTCATCAACAGTATTAGCAATGTGTGCAAATTGGTTTTCGTTGCGCTTGACAAATGAGCGTGATTTGCAGACTTTACGGTATGCGATGGAAAGTGGAAATGAGTTAATGATTCGGCAGATTTCTGGGCTTCCCAGAGGAGATGCAATAGCGTTTGGTGCTGCTTTTAATATACCCGTAAGAATTTCAATTCACCCTGCTGTACCCGGTCCGAGATCGTCTGACGCAAGTTATTCTCAAGAATGGCGATAATCTTGTGGGAGAATGTAATAGGATAACGATAAATGCATCTATCTGCATTAATTCGAATAAGGTTGAGAGGAGTTCAAAAACAAATTTAGACCGGCATTAGAGTGGTTCAGATAGACATATGCAACTGCATTAAAACCGCCCCGTGAAGCGGGCGGGCGAGGCGGGGAAAGCACTGCGCGCTGGCGGTGGTGCTGATTTTATTTTTTCAGCGTCTGAGCGCGTCGTGATGGCGTTTAGATTGTGCGCCGGGGCGTTGGTGTGTCTGCGGGCTGTTTTGTGCGGTGTTGAGCGTGTGAGGGCGTGATGACGGGGTGTAAAAAAGCCGCCCGCAGGCGGCGATGTTCAGCCGTTGTCAGTGTCCAGTGAGTAGTTTTTAAAGCGGATGACCTCCTGACCGAGCCAGCCGTTTATCTCGCGGATCCTGTCCTGTAGCGGGATAAGCTCATTGCGGACAAAGACCTTTGCCACTTTCTCAATATCACCCAGCGACCCGACGTTCTCCGGCTTGCCGCCCATCAACTGAAAGGGGATGCGGTGCGCGTCCAGCAGGTCAGTGGCGCTGGCTTTTTTGATATTAAAAAAATCGTCCTTCGTTGCCACTTCACTGAGCGGGATAATTTTAATGCCGTCGGCTTTCCCCTGCGGGGCATAGAGAAACAGATTTTTAAAGTTGTTGCGGCCTTTCGACTTCACCATGTTTTCGCGAAGCATTTCGATATCGTTGCGATCCTGCACGGCATCGGTGACGTACATGATGTATCCGGCATGTGCGCCGTTTTCGTAATACTTGCGGCGGAACAGCGTGGCCGATTCATTCAGCCAGGCAGAGTTAAGGGCGCTGAGATATTCCGGCAGGCCGTACAGCTCCTGATTAATATCGGGCTCCAGCAGGTGAAACACGGAGCCGGGCGTGAAAGGTGTCGGCTCGTTGAAGGACGGCACCCACCAGTAAACATCCTCCTCCACCCCACGGCGGGTATATTTTGCCGGTGAGGTTTCCAGTCTGATGACCTTACCGGTGGTGCTGTAACGCTTTTCCAGAAACGCATTACCGAACACCAGAAAATCCAGCACAAAGCGGCTGAAATCCTGCTGGGAAAGCCACGGATGCGGGATAAATGTCGACGCCAGAATATTGCGTTTGACGTAAATCGGGGAGCTGTGATGTACGGCAGCACGCAGGCTTTTTGCCAGACCGGTAAAGCTGACCGGTGGCTCATACCATCTGCCGTTACTGATGCACTCGACGTAATCCAGAATGTCACGGCGGTCGAGTACCGGCACCGGCTCACCAAAGGTGAATGCCTCCATTTTCGGGGCGCTGGCGGTCATTTTTTTTGCCGCAGGTTGCGGTGTTTTCCCTTTTTTCTTGCTCATCAGTAAAACTCCAGAATGGTGGATGTCAGCGGGGTGCTGATACCGGCGGTGAGTGGCTCATTTAACAGGGCGTGCATGGTCGCCCAGGCGAGGTCGGCGTGGCTGGCTTCCTCGCTGCGGCTGGCCTCATAGGTGGCGCTGCGTCCGCTGCTGGTCATGGTCTTGCGGATAGCCATAAACGAGCTGGTGATGTCGGTGGCGCTGACGTCATATTCCAGACAGCCACGGCGGATAACGTCTTTTGCCTTGAGCACCATTGCGGTTTTCATTTCCGGCGTGTAGCGGATATCGCGCGCGGCGGGATAGAACGAGCGCACGAGCTGGAACACACCGACACCGAGGCCGGTGGCATCAATCCCTATGTATTCAACGTTATATTTTTCGGTGAGTTTGCGGATGGATTCTGCCTGGGTGGCAAAGTCCATGCCTTTCCACTGGTGACGCTCAAGGATCCTGAATTTGCCACCGGCCACCACCGGCGGTGCCAGCACCACGCATCCGGCGCTGTCGCCACGGTGTGACGGGTCGTAACCAATCCATACCGGGCGGGAGCCGAACGGATTTGCGGCAAACGGTGCATAGTCTTCCCATTCTTCCAGCGTATCGACCATGCAGCGTTGCAGCTCCTCGAACGGGAACACCGACGCCTTGTCGTCAACAAATTCACACATGAACAGGTTTTTAAAATCGTCGGCGCTGTTTTCGCGTTTAAGCTGCTCAATGTCGAACAGCGTGCAGCCACCTTTCAGGGCGTCCTCAATGGTGACAATCTGCCGCCACTGGCCGTCCGCACAGAGAAGACCTCCGGCAAGGGCGTTATGACTGACGTCGATTTCCACGCGTTCGGCGGCGCTGGCGCGTCCCCGGTTGAACAGTTCACCCGACCAGAACGGGTAGGCGTCGTGCGCCAGCGTGGACGGGGTGGAGAAATAGGTCGAGCGCAGGTGACTCTGTGAGGCCATACCTGATGCCACCTTACGCAGTACCTGAAAATTCGGGATCCAGAAAATCTCATCGACGTACAGGTCGCCGTTATGGCTCTGTGCGGTGTTGGAGTTGGTGCCGAGAAAAATCAGTTTTGCGCCGTTATTGCCCAGGACAATCGGGTCACCGGTCAGGTCAACGTCAACCAGCCGGGCAAAGGCGATGATGTATTCGCGGAACACATACGCCTGTGTTTTACTGGCCGACAGAAAAATCTGGTTATGACCGGTTTTCAGGGCGCGCAGCAGCGCCTCGCGGGAAAAATAAAACGTCGCGCCAATCTGGCGGGATTTCAGGATATCGCGGATGCGGTGCTCAAGCCCGGCGCGATACCAGTGCAACTGATATTCGAAAGACTGCTCAAAGAAAATCTGCTCCAGCTTTTCGATGGCCTCGTCACTGAAAAAATTCTTTTTCGGTTTGCGGCGCCCGCCTTTGTTGCGGTTAGCGACGTTCGGATTAAGGTCTGCCTCGTTGCCGGTCTGACTGTAGCGGTTTACCCGTGCCAGTCGTTCAATCTGACGTCCCAGCAGGTCAATTTCCTTGAAGTCACCGCCGGTTTTCTGCGGTTTGATGATGAGCTGGGTCAGCCGCGCTTCCAGACTCATTTCGACACGGCTGATGGGGGCAACGCTGTCCCAGCCGTCGCGCTGTTTCCAGCTCTGCACCGTCGGGCGTTTCATCTGCAACATGGCGGCAATCTGCGGCACGGAAAACCCCTGCCAGTACAGCAGCGCCGCCTGACGACGCGGGTCGTGTAAAAGAGTGGTGTCTGTGGTGATGGTCATGAATACCTCGCCGTGATGAATACACGGCAAGGCTACTGAGTCGCGCCACGCGATTCGCTAAGGTGCTGTTGTGTCAGTGATAAGCCATCCGGGACTGATGGCGGAGGATGCGCATCGTCGGGAAACTGATGCCGACATGTGACTCCTCTAATCACTATTCAGGACTCCTGACAATGGCAAAAAAAGTCTCAAAATTCTTTCGTATCGGCGTTGAGGGTGACACCTGTGACGGGCGTGTCATCAGTGCGCAGGATATTCAGGAAATGGCCGAAACCTTTGACCCGCGTGTCTATGGTTGCCGCATTAACCTGGAACATCTGCGCGGCATCCTGCCTGACGGTATTTTTAAGCGTTATGGCGATGTGGCCGAACTGAAGGCCGAAAAGATTGACGATGATTCGGCGCTGAAAGGCAAATGGGCGCTGTTTGCGAAAATCACCCCGACCGATGACCTTATCGCAATGAACAAGGCCGCGCAGAAGGTCTATACCTCAATGGAAATTCAGCCGAACTTTGCCAATACAGGCAAATGTTATCTGGTGGGTCTGGCCGTCACCGATGACCCGGCAAGCCTCGGCACGGAATACCTGGAATTCTGCCGCACGGCAAAACACAACCCTCTGAACCGCTTCAAATTAAGCCCTGAAAACCTGATTTCAGTGGCAACGCCTGTTGAGCTGGAATTTGAAGACCTGCCTGAAACCGTGTTCACCGCCCTGACTGAAAAGGTGAAATCCATTTTTGGCCGCAAACAGGCCAGCGATGACGCCCGTCTGAATGATGTGCATGAAGCGGTGACCGCTGTTGCTGAACATGTGCAGGAAAAACTGAGCGCCACTGAGCAGCGCCTCGCAGAGATGGAAACCGCCTTTTCCGCACTTAAGCAGGATGTAGCTGACAGGGCGGATGAAACCAGCCAGGCATTCACCCGCCTGAAAAACAGTCTCGACCACACCGAAAGTCTGACCCAGCAGCGCCGCAGCAAGGCCACCGGCGGTGGCGGTGACGCCCTGATGACGAACTGCTGACCGGCGTCAGTCAGTCCGGGAAAACCTTCACGATTAACCCTTAATTTCAGGAAAAACTATGCGCCAGGAAACCCGCTTTAAATTTAATGCCTACCTGTCCCGTGTTGCCGAGCTGAACGGCATCGACGCCGGTGATGTGTCGAAAAAATTCACCGTTGAACCGTCGGTCACCCAGACCCTGATGAACACCATGCAGGAGTCCTCTGACTTTCTGACCCGCATCAACATTGTGCCGGTCAGCGAAATGAAAGGGGAAAAAATTGGTATCGGTGTCACCGGCTCCATCGCCAGCACCACCGACACCGCCGGTGGCACCGAGCGTCAGCCGAAGGACTTCTCGAAGCTGGCGTCCAGTAAGTACGAATGCGACCAGATTAACTTCGATTTTTATATCCGCTACAAAACGCTTGACCTGTGGGCGCGTTATCAGGATTTCCAGCTCCGTATCCGTAACGCCATTATCAAACGCCAGTCCCTTGATTTCATCATGGCCGGTTTTAACGGCGTGAAGCGTGCCGAAACCTCTGACCGCAGCAGTAACCCGATGCTGCAGGATGTGGCGGTCGGCTGGCTGCAGAAATACCGCAATGAAGCCCCGGCGCGCGTGATGAGCAAGGTTACTGACGAGGAAGGTCACACCACCTCTGAGGTCATCCGCGTGGGTAAGGGTGGTGATTATGCCAGCCTTGATGCACTGGTGATGGATGCGACCAACAACCTGATTGAGCCGTGGTATCAGGAAGACCCTGACCTTGTGGTGATTGTGGGGCGTCAGCTACTGGCGGACAAGTATTTCCCCATCGTTAACAAGGAGCAGGACAACAGCGAGATGCTGGCCGCTGACGTCATCATCAGCCAGAAACGCATCGGCAACCTGCCGGCGGTACGCGTCCCGTACTTCCCGGCGGATGCGATGCTCATCACGAAGCTGGAAAACCTGTCCATCTACTACATGGATGACAGCCATCGCCGCGTGATTGTGGAAAACCCGAAACTCGACCGCGTGGAGAACTACGAGTCAATGAACATTGATTACGTGGTGGAAGACTACGCCGCCGGTTGTCTGGTGGAAAAAATTAAGGTCGGTGATTTTTCCACACCGGATAAAGCGACCGCAGAGCCGGGAGCGTAACCGATGACGAGTCCCGCACAGCGCCACATGATGCGGGTCTCGGCAGCGATGACCGCGCAGCGGGAAGCCGCCCCGCTGCGACATGCAACTGTCTATGAGCAGATGCTGGTTAAGCTCGCCGCAGACCAGCGCACACTGAAAGCGATTTATTCAAAAGAGCTTAAGGCCGCGAAAAAACGCGAACTGCTGCCGTTCTGGTTGCCGTGGGTGAACGGCGTGCTGGAGCAGGGCAAAGGTGCACAGGATGACATTCTGATGACGGTCATGCTGTGGCGTCTGGATACCGGCGATATTGCCGGTGCGCTGGAGATTGCCCGTTATGCCCTGAAGTACGGTCTGACCATGCCGGGTAAACACCGCCGTACCCCGCCGTACATGTTCACCGAGGAGGTGGCGCTTGCGGCCATGCGCGCCCACTCGGCCGGTGAGTCTGTTGATACCCGCCTGCTGACGGAGACCCTTGAACTGACTGCCGCTGCTGACATGCCTGATGAAGTGCGCGCAAAGCTGCACAAAATCACCGGTCTGTTTCTGCGTGACGGTGGTGATGCCGCCGGTGCGCTGGCGCACCTGCAACGCGCGACACAGCTCGACTGTCAGGCAGGCGTCAAAAAAGAGATTGAACGACTGGAGCGGGAGCTGAAACCGAAGCCGGAGCCGCAGCCCAAAGCGGTCACCCGCGCCCCGCGTAAGACACGGAGCGTGACACCGGCAAAACGTGGACGCCCGAAAAAGAAAGCCAGTTAACAACCGAATGCGCCCCGCGCCAGGGCGGCACGCCGGTCAGTGAGGGTGAATCACCTGACACTGCACCGGCGTCCACCGCCCGACTTTTCAGAGGTAGTCATGATGACGCTGATTATTCCGCGAAAGGAGGCTCCCGTGTCCGGTGAGGGTACGGTGGTCATCCCGCAACCGGCAGGCGACGAGCCGGTGATTAAAAACACGTTCTTTTTTCCCGATATCGACCCGAAGCGCGTCCGGGAACGTATGCGCCTTGAGCAGACCGTCGCCCCCGCCCGTCTGCGTGAGGCCATCAAGTCAGGCATGGCGGAGACGAATGCGGAGCTGTACGAGTACCGCGAACAGAAAATTGCTGCCGGTTTTACGCGTCTGGCGGACGTCCCGGCGGACGACATCGACGGTGAAAGCATCAAAGTTTTTTACTACGAGCGCGCCGTGTGTGCGATGGCAACCGCATCGCTTTATGAGCGTTATCGCGGCGTGGATGCCAGTGCGAAAGGCGACAAGAAGGCCGACAGCATTGACAGCACCATTGATGAGCTGTGGCGGGATATGCGCTGGGCAGTGGCGCGCATCCAGGACAAGCCGCGCTGCATCGTGAGTCAAATCTGATGAAGACCTTTGCGCTACAGGGCGACACGCTCGACGCCATCTGTGTCCGGTATTACGGGCGCACTGAGGGCGTGGTTGAGACCGTGCTCGCCGCAAATCCGGGACTGGCTGAACTGGGTGCGGTGCTGCCACACGGCACCGCCGTCGAACTGCCCGACGTTCAGACCGCGCCCGTGGCTGAAACTGTCAATCTGTGGGAGTAACGCATGACAGCAGAAGAAAAAAGCGTCCTGTCGCTTTTCATGATTGGGGTGCTGATTGTTGTCGGCAAGGTGCTTGCCGGTGGTGAACCCATCACCCCACGTCTGTTTATCGGGCGCATGTTGCTCGGTGGTTTTGTCTCGATGGTTGCCGGTGTTGTTCTGGTGCAGTTTCCTGACCTGTCACTGCCTGCGGTGTGCGGCATCGGCTCCATGCTGGGTATCGCCGGTTATCAGGTGATTGAGATTGCCATTCAGCGCCGCTTTAAGGGCAGGGGGAAACAGTAATGCCGGTAATTAACACGCATCAGAATATCGCCGCCTTTCTCGACATGCTGGCCGTTTCCGAAGGGACGGCGAATCACCCGCTGACGAAAAACCGGGGTTATGACGTGATAGTCACCGGAGTGGACGGAAAGCCGGAAATTTTCACCGACTACAGTGACCACCCGTTCGCGCATGGCCGACCGGCGAAGGTGTTTAACCGTCGCGGTGAAAAATCCACGGCCTCCGGTCGCTATCAGCAGCTTTACCTGTTCTGGCCGCACTACCACAAACAGCTTGCCCTGCCGGATTTCAGTCCGTTGTCACAGGACAGACTCGCCATTCAGTTGATCCGCGAACGCGGTGCGCTGGACGACATCCGGGCGGGACGCATTGAGCGCGCCATTTCACGCTGTCGCAATATCTGGGCGTCCCTGCCGGGTGCCGGTTACGGTCAGCGTGAGCATTCACTGGAAAAACTGGTCACCGTCTGGCGTACCGCTGGCGGCGTACCGGCTTAAACGGAGTAAACACCATGAAGAAATTATCCCTTTCACTGATGCTGAATGTGTCGCTGGCGCTGATGCTGGCACTGTCCCTGATTTACCCGCAGAGCGTGGCCGTCAGTTTTGTCGCCACCTGGGCGATTCTGGCGACGGTTATCTGTGTGGTTGCCGGTGGTGTCGGCGTGTATGTCACTGAGTATGTGCTGGAACGCTACGGGCGGGAGCTGCCGCCGGAATCGCAGGCCGTGAAGATTGTCACGTCGCTGTTTTTGCAGCCGGTGACGTGGTGCAGACGGGCGGTGGGTCTGGTGGTGATGGTGGCGACGTTTATCTCGCTGGTCGCTGCCGGGTGGATTTTTACTGCGCTGATTTACCTCGTGGCGTCGCTGTTCTTCCGGCTGATACGTACGGCCTGCCGTCAGCGTTTTGAGGGGCGGGAACCATGTCAAAACTGATGATTGTGCTGGTTGTGTTGTTATCACTGGCGGTGGCGGGGCTGTTTCTGGCGAAGCATGAAAACGCCAGCCTGCGCGCCTCGCTGGACAGGGTGAACAACGTCGCCAGTGAACAGCAGGTGACCATCACCATGCTGAAAAATCAGCTTCATGTTGCCCTCACCAGAGCAGACAAAAACGAGCTGGCGCAGGTGGCACTGCGTCAGGAACTGGAGAACGCCGCGAAGCGTGAAGCACAGCGCGAGAAAACCATCACGAGGTTACTTAATGAAAACGAAGATTTTCGCCGCTGGTACGGTGCTGACCTGCCTGATGCTGTGCGCCGGTTGCACCAGCGCCCGGCCTGCACCGACGCCAGTGATTGTCGCCAACGCCTGCCCGAAAGTGAGTCTTTGCCCGATGCCGGGCAGTGACCCGGAGACGAACGGTGATTTAAGTGCCGATATCCGGCAGCTTGAGAACGCGCTGGCACGCTGTGCCAGCCAGGTAAAAATGATTAAACACTGTCAGGACGAAAACGATGCTCAAACCCGACAGCCTGCGCAGGGCGCTGACTGATGCCGTCACGGTGCTGAAAACTAACCCCGATATGCTGCGGATATTCGTGGATAACGGGAGTATTGCCTCCACACTGGCGACGTCGCTGTCATTCGAAAAGCGTTACACGCTCAATGTCATTGTGACCGACTTTACCGGTGATTTTGACCTGCTCATCGTGCCGGTGCTGGCGTGGCTGCGGGAAAATCAGCCCGACATCATGACCACCGACGAAGGCCAGAAAAAGGGCTTCACGTTTTATGCAGACATCAACAATGACAGCAGCTTTGATATCAGCATCAGCCTGATGCTGACCGAGCGCACGCTGGTCAGTGAGGTGGAAGGCGCGCTGCATGTGAAGAATATCCCGGAACCCACGCCGCCGGAGCCGGTCACCCGCCCGATGGAGCTTTATATCAATGGAGAACTGGTGAGCAAGTGGGATGAATGAGTTTAAGCGTTTTGAAGACCGGCTGACCGGACTGACTGAATCGCTGTCACCGTCAGGGCGTCGGCGACTGAGTGCCGAACTGGCAAAACGTCTGCGACAGAGTCAGCAGCGTCGGGTGATGGCACAGAAAGCCCCGGACGGCACACCCTACGCGCCACGCCAGCAGCAGAGCGCCAGAAAAAAGACTGGTCGTGTTAAGCGAAAAATGTTTGCGAAACTTATTACCAGTCGTTTTTTGCATATCCGCGCCAGCCCGGAACAGGCATCAATGGAATTTTACGGCGGGAAGTCGCCGAAAATCGCCAGTGTGCATCAGTTCGGTCTGTCGGAAGAAACCCGGAAAGACGGTAAGAAAATTGATTATCCGGCGCGTCCTCTGCTCGGCTTTACCGGTGAGGATGTGCAGATGATTGAAGAGATTATTCTGGCTCACCTGAATCGCTAG